GTCAGGATAAGTTAATGATTGTTGGAAATATACGACATTATATTTTGTTGCGATTTGGTACTGAGATAAAATCCCATTAATTCCTGAAGTAGCAATTATTTCTTCAGTATTAACCCCTGCAACTGAATCATCTTGAGCGTCCCCGTCAATAGTATCACCTTCTTTACAAGAACATAATTCACAATCGGGATATGATAAATTAGGTAAACGTAAATGAGTAAATTTTTTCCATAAGTTTAACATTTGGTCAATTAACTCCTGCATCTCATCAAAAGTCGGACAATCAAGTGGGTTTATGTTAGCACCAAAAAAATTAATCACACTAATAACACCATTAATTATTGCACATATTATAATAACGATTGTAAAGACAATCGCAACAACAACGGCTAAGATTGGTCCTAAAATGTACTTTAATAAAAAGGCCAATATATGTGAAACAATTAGTAATAAGATGATAACAGGTTTGAACACAAACATCATAATAACAAATAAAAGATATATAATATCAAATCTTAAAAACGAATCGTTTGTTGGGAATTTAACATTTTCACTTTCACAACTATCATCCAAAATGTGTTTTATTGTAATCATCCTATTTGGGAGAAACCCTTTTCTATATTGGTCTATCATCTGTGACACGGTATACACTTTGTTATACAACATCTCATAAAATGTGTCCTCACAATTAATTGCTGCTTGTACGTCAGCATAATCATTCCAATCTAAACTAAAAGCGTATGACTTAATCGCGGTAGAATACCCCACACCTGTTGTTAATGGGTCAGTACCAGAAGTTGTCCATCCATATTCTCTAACATTAGGGACTAAGAAATACCCTCGTTTAATTGCCTCACTTAATGATGGTGATTGGTTCCACTTAACCTTAAATCGATACTTTCCTTTTGTTGGTATACCTTGTTTAGGGTCATTCGATAATACTCTTTCTCCAAATTCGTTTGTTATGACATAATCCAAATTCATCGGGACATCTATTAACCAAGCCCCGTTTTCATCGATAACTTGTCCTCCCCCTTCTAAGGCGACAGTCTCTAAAATAGGTTGTCCATTAATGTCTTGAGCAATGGTTTGTCTTATTGCCAAGATTTCTCCAGGCCCTGCCACTAATCCACATAAGTTACCTTGTTTTAGTTTTGGTTTACAGTTTCTTTTTTGGAATTGGTTATCGGCGTTTGATATAATTGACCCCATGAATATTGATGTGGGGGTTATAGTAATATTGGCCTCATCGGTTAAGTCAAAGTCGGTTCTTGTAACACCTAAATTACAAACCTCGGGTTGTCCCCATAATGGTTCTACTTCAATAACACGGTTAATCGTAATAATCTGAGGTAACTCATTTAGGTTAGTTGAACTTTTAAACTTTGTTCCCGCAACTTGAGCGGGAGTGGCTACGCCCATACGAATTAAATCCTGAGGCGATAACGAAAATTCTCCAATATCCGATAAATCAACATCAACATGTAGTGTTTGTGACCCTGTAGGGACACCAAAAATCATATAATCACCACTATCGTTAGTTTTTGCAGTATACTTAAAATACTTGTCATACACCTCAATTAATGTGGGGTCAACTAACACATCATGTTTATCGAAAAAAGTTCCTGTGGGTGAGTGATTACTATATGATGGTAGATATGGTAATAAATTATATCTATAACCATCGTCATTTAATTCGGATAAAGTTTTATAGGGATATAAGTCAGAAATTATTGGGTTTGTCGTGTCTTCATTTGTCAATGGAATAAACACCGATATTTTGGCGTTAGGTATACCAAAACCATCATTAGCGGTAACTCTACCAATAATCACACCATAATCAGAACACTGTCTTGTGTATATTTGACTCTGTAATATTTTAAGAGATAGAATTTCAAGATATTCAAACTCTTGGTCTATTAACACCTTTATTGACTTATCTACACCTACTTGAGTTCTTATTCTATATGAATTCGACATTATTAATCTTTTTTGATAAATAGTTTATATGCTACTTTCAAAAAGATAAATCATTATTTAATAAAATAAATTATCAGGAGAAATTAACTGTTTTTAAATTCTTAACCCTTACATTAATGTCTTTACCAGGAAATCTGACTTGATATGTCTGACTTGGTTCTGCAAAAATTGTCTCATCGACCAAATCAATTTCTCGAGTTTCTGAGTTTAGATATTTTTGAGAAGTTTGTGATGAGGAGTACTGTCCTCCAACTTTATTGAAAACTTGTATGCCTGAAACAGAGATTACTCCGTTCTCACTTTGTATTTGTCGTCTAATTTCAGAGATGTATACATTTTGCCCCATTTGTCTATGCGAAGGGTTAAAATACGTTGACACTATATTAACAATTTGTGAAATTACCGCTCCTTGATTTTGACTATTATCTAAAACAACGTCAAGGTTCATTACCAAATCAATAACACTTGCAGTCTCAACTGAAATGTAGTCATTAATCATTCTATAGTTAGATAGGTAATTTGCAACATTATTTTTTAATGTGTTAGAAACAATTTCGGTTAATTTACCTGAATCATCATAAGACAACATTTTAATTTTAATCTTATTGTTTTCCTCAGTAATCGCCGCTTTAGCAGGAGCCCCGAATTGTGATGGCATTGTTCTGATAAGAGAATCATAGTCATTAACCGTAACCGCCCTGTTTTGTGCTGAGAAATTGAAACCGACTAAGTTTCTAACTTCTTCTGTTGTCGGAGATGCCGACCCACCAATTGCCGCGGTAACATTAATACAACTTAATGAGTTAACAACACTCGTATTTATTGAGTCCGATGGTCCATTAACAAAGAAAGAAACGGTACCAATTTGTGTTATAACATTAACACCTAAATTACTTCCTGTACCACCACCAATTCTATATTGTATAAACATGGTTGTGTTGGCCTTAACCGTACTACCTAACGCCAAATTATTAGAATATTTATATAAATTTAAATTATACCCATCTCTTGCAAATTCTCGTAATTGTTCGTCAGCAGATTGTGTACCACCACCAAAAGTCATTTTTAAAAATCCTTCAGGAGTAAACTCGGTTATAAACTTGTCACTTGTTGTAACATATCTTCCAACTTTAATTCCAGGTTGGTCGGAAACTTTAGTAGGGTCTTCGATGAATACTCTATCCTCAATTAACGCCTTAACCTCGTACCATCTATTATTGGCACCTAAGAATTCTTGTGACGAAGGCATATTTGCATATTGGGTACCATCTTTTAATAAAACACTTGTCACCCCTAAAACATTTTTTTCAGGTAGGAACATTTCAAAGAATGGTTTAACATCGTTAGGTGTCATCACTCTTTTATAAACTTTAGTAATACCATTAACAACGGTCTCTCGTTTTACAATGGTATAATTAAGTAATTTGTTATTTGAATCGAAATTAGGTATTTTTAATCTATTTGGGTATCCGTCAGCATTAATCGCCGAAGCAAAATCAATATCATAAACCGTTTCAAAGACTTGACCCGCTCCACTAACTTGTGACCCTCTTCTTAGTATACCACAATATCTCAAATCTTCTTTATCCCCAAAAGCGGGCACAGTAATTGAAAAGTCAACTAAAGCGACTGAAGGTCTTTGACCTGGCACCTTTAATCCGTATGTTCTTGCAATGTTAAAGATTGACGACCTTTGTTGGGCGTATTGTAAAACAGTTTCCTGAATACTTCGGTCAATGTTGAATTGTAAATTATCACTAACCGCGGCGTTTAAGTCCAATAACGCTGAGAACACTGACGCATCATTAAAATTGTCAATTAACTCGGGATAGTATGTTCGGGTAAAATTAATTAACTCAGTTCTTATTGACTGAAAATCCCTTGTCGTATACGATATTTTTTTATTGCCCATATATTATTAAATATTAATAATTACGAAATCACTCTGATTAAATACCGAATCTGTGATTATATAATCAATTTTAATTTTAGCGGTATGTTCTTTCTCACTTATACCAGGAACTCGATATACTCTTGTGTCTCCTTGGACGTAGGTTCCTTTATCTTCTTCTCCATTAGAGGCGTCAGTTACACTTATTTTTGTTATGGTAATTCCTGGAATATATTCAGAAACCGAGTCTCTTATTTCCGCCTCAATATCTGAAAATGTTGGCCCATCCATAGGTTCAAAAATATATTCATAAAGTCTTGTCCCAAAATCAGGTAAATAATATCTTGTACCTTTTCTCGTTAATAATAAATGAATTAAATGTGCTCTGACCTCTTCATCACCATCTTGCGATAACGAAAGATAATTACCTTTTAAAGAATCTCTAAAAGGGAAGTTAACTCCATATGTTTTTCCTTCTGCCAT